TTTGGCGGGGGTTCCCGAGCAGCGCCCCGCCGACAAAGCCGCCGACATCTTTCAGATCATCCTGCTGCGCCTTCTTGAGGTTCATGTACTCTGCGAGACTCTCTGTGCCTCGCACCGGCACTTTTAGCTTCTCCCACAGCTCCGATACAAGCAGGGTCTGCGGATTCCACACGGTGGCGCGCCTGCTTGCACCGTAAGATATGGTTATTTTTCGGTCATGTTGCATATCGTTTTCTCCTCGACCGTTAATCTTTTTTGAAGAATCCCCCGACCCAGCCGTCAGCGTTGAGCGGTAAGCCTGGTGCCCACGGTATCGGTCGGCTCATTATATTTACGACATCGTCAAGCGTTGCAGTGTCCGCACGGCAGTCTATAACAACCTCGTCGTGGATGTGAAATACGACCGGCAAGCCCTCTTTCTCAAGGTTTTCAATAGCCTGCGCCAGGCAATCGCGCGCAACAGCTTGAACGCAATTCTCAACAAGCTTCCCGCCGTAGGTCTCGATGCGTTTCCACTTCTTTGTGGTCTGATCCATGCCCATATATGAAATGGACGGTCCGCCCCACTTGTTTTCTCCAATCTGCGGCGAGTTATAATACAGCTTTCGCCCGCTCGGAAGCAGAACCGTCAGATACTTGACCTCGTGCGCAGCATCATATTCACAAGACACAAGCAGCCTTCCAACGCCGACGCTGCTTCCGGTACTTATTGCCCCCACTGCGGCGGAATTCATCTTGTACCAAAGGTCGCATATGCGCTTGTTTGTGTCGCGCCAGCGCTGCACTATATCGGGCAAATCATCTTCGGGTATACCCATATCGAGAGCGCCCATATTTATCAATGCACCCGCTCCGCCCTGATATCCAAGAGCGAGCTCCGCAACCTTGCCCTTTTGCCGCAGGGCGTACTCCGGATTGCCCTTTTTTATTCTTTCAATCGGTACGCCGAACATCTGTGAAGCTGACGCTTCGTAAATTTTGCCGTGGGTCTTAAAAACCTCGAGCCGCCACTGTTCCCCCGCCAGCCACGATATTACGCGCGCCTCTATTGCAGAGAAATCTGCATCGATGAGGACATTACCGTCCGACGCAACAAATGCAGTGCGTATCAGCTGTGACAGCGTATCCGGCACACTGCCGTAAATCAGTCTCAAATTGTCAAGTTTGCGCTGCTTTACGAGATTTCTCGCGAGTTCAAGCGGCTGCGTGTATGTTCTCGGCAGGTTCTGAACCTGTACCAGGCGCCCTGCCCATCTGCCCGTTCGGTTGGCGCCGTAGAATTGCAGCAGCCCCCGAACGCGCCCGTCAGGGCATACAGCCTGCTCTATCGCATCATACTTTTTCGTGCTCGTCTTACCGAGCTCCTGCCTTATCTCAAGCATACGCTGCACCTCCGGAATATCCGGTGCTCGCGCTATCATCTTTGCAACGGTATCTTTCCGCAGATCTGTAACCTCTTCCCCGGTCTCCTGCTCAAGCCAAGCGGAGAGCTGCTGCACGCTGTTCGGATTACTCAGACCAGATATTCGAACTGCCTCTTGTGTCAGCCATTCGCGCACGGTTGCTCCGATTTCGAGCGCCCCGTTCACCATTTCCATGTCCACAGCTACGCCTCGGGCGTTGATGAGAAGATCTGTCTCCCACTGCCTCTGCAGCCAGTCCGGCACGGTAATCAGAGAAAGACGCCGTTCAATTTCCATTTCGGTCGTCACATCCTGGGCGTTATATTCTTTAAACAGCTCCCATCGCGCCGGGTCATGGTTCGGCAGATTTCTGCGCCTGCCGCCGTTGCTCTTCGTCGGCGTGCAGGGCACGCAAAAATACCGTATCAATGCTTTGCCGGTGCTGAGTTTACGCTTATCCTCCGGCAAACCCAGGGCGCGCCCCGCGGCATCAAGTCCTGCGGGGTATCCCGCATAAAGTCCGTGAAACATAGTGCAGCGCCACTGTTCCGGAGGCAGCTGCCTCCCCATAAACTTGGAGAGGCAACCCCATTCAAACGCTGCGTTGTATGCGTGCTTCAGACACTGAGGATCGCACAGCGCATCCAATACCCAGTCGGGCAAAAGCTCGCCCTGTGCTATGTCACAGCACACGGACGGAGCGCCGTTGAGAGAATAGGCGAAAAGCAGGATCTCGAAATCCGGGCTCGCTATATATTTTTGAGCACCGGCTTTAGCTATCGGCACACTTGAGAATGTCTCGAGGTCGATACTTAAATGATCCATTTCTTTTTCTATCTCCTTACATAGGCTGTCCGGTTATCGGGTTTATTTTAGGTACAAATGCATTGGTTGCGGGCTGTGCTATGGCAAAGCTCTGACCGAGACCCTCAAAGTCTGCGGCGGCGGAGGCTCCTCCCCCGAGGGGCTCTCCGTCACGAGTCTTGAGCACATTGCCGAGACCGCATCCGACGCCCTTGCTTCCTGCGCTGTCATACGGGAAGAAATTTACGGTTACACGAGCGTACATTCCGCTGTAAATATCCGACGGCGCAAGCTCGCAGTTGATGTTATCGATACCGACAACCTGCGGCTTGTTCTTGGTTGATGCCGTGATAACAAAGTGACCTTTGCACTCATCGCCATAGGGCAGCCCGGATTCACGCAGCCCGTCGCCGTCGTGGAGCAGTGTCTTGGGTGCCGGATGCGCTCCACCCCATTTGCTGCTTACACCGTCATCATACGCTGCCTGCATTGATGCCTGAATGTCTGCGATGGTCGCGGTGTCCGTCTTAGGAATCAGCAAAGTTACACTGTATTTCGGGTCTCCACCCTGCTTGGCAGCGCGTGCTGTAATGAGGTTGCAGTAAGAGAGTCTGACCTCGCCTGTAAGTACTTTTGTTTTGATGTTCTGATACATGAATATATCCTCCTGTAAATTTAGTCATTGATTTGATAGCCGTTATCACGGAACTTTTCGTTGAAGATTTCACACACCGATTCAATCTTTTTGAGCTTTGCCATGCAATTTTTTACTCGCTCTGCAAGCCGCTTATTCGAAAGTTCCTGTTTTCTGATAATCTTTTTGTCTGTTGTCACGGTACCATTTTCCCATCCTGGCGCCTGATATAGGTCGGAGTAGTTTTTCTTAGCCGCGGCGGCATCTTTTCTGCAATCTTCGCGACGCAGATATAAGTATTCACTCATGCGCGCTATCACGCCGGCATTTGCGCGAAACCACTTCTGCGCCAGTGTAAATAGGCTTTTGATTTTAGGGTTCGGTGCGTTCTCTAAAAACGCCGGATAAACAACAACAGTTCCGTTGCCATGGTGAATAGAGAAGTTCTTTGTGTTATCCATTTGCAACACCCGCAAAATCTGCCGCCGCCGGGCTATACGGTTCACGCTTATCTGATTTCGGCGCGAGTGTAGGCTTTCCGAGCGGTTTGACAACAAAACTGCCGAGCTTGTCAGCAAACTCTGCCTTGCCCATGAGCTTCTCGAGCTCGGTAAGCGTCTTCGGCTTGCGGTCATAGACAAGAGACTCGTCATAGCCTGCGGCAATTGCCGCGGCAAGGGCGGCATCCTGATTACTGAATGTTCTGATACTTCTTCCGGCAACGGCTTTCCATCCGGGAATGGACTCACCGCGGATAAGTGCCGAGAGAGCGTAATCTTCGAGATCCTTGTACCATTTCACAAGGTTCGCTCCACGAGCGAGGCAGTCTCCGATTTCTGCGTCCGTCAAAGTGTGTATGTCGTGCTGTTTGAATTCTTCCAGTGCGAGGTTCTGCTCCGCTCTGGCTCGGCACGTCGCACGGGCTCGGCAGAAACGGCACCACTCGCCGGCGCAAAACCTGCCCTCGCCGGAGAATGCCTCCTGCGCTATCGGCTTGATGCTTTCGCCCCATGCGCGCAGTTCCTCCACAGTTATTGTTTCGGTGCTGACCTCTGATTGGATTCTCGGCTGGTCAATGGTCATGCTGACAAACTTGATCGTGTCTCCGAACACCGGCGCGTATCGTCTCAGCGCACCGAGCGCATAAAGCCTCATCTGCGGGTTATTTTCTGCCGAGACCGGAACACCCTGACCGTGTTTATAGTCCACAATGCTCAGTGTGTCTCCGCCTATCATGATACAGTCACAGGTGCCGTATCCCTCCGGCACATAGTCGCCAAAGTCAACGCGCACCTCTGCCGCCACATTCGGACGGGTACAGTACTGCATGGCTCTTTCGGACAAATGCTCTATGTACAAATCAGAGGTTTTGTCCATCTCGTCGTTATAGAGCGGCGCTGCCTTGAGTTTGTTGAGCTTTGCCGTAAAAGCCCGCGGCTTAATCTGCATGGTGAAATGCTTAATCACTTTGAGCTCGCATATTGCGTGCGCAAGTCTACCCTCTTCGGCATAGTGCGAGTTTGTTTCGGGGAACTGCGCTTCAAGCCTCGGTGCAGCGGTGCAGTGCAGCCACCGCGCAGCGGATGAAGCTGACAGCAGTGCATGTGTCTCAGGTGGCATATTTCTCAACTCCCTTCATATCTGCGCGCCGAGAGCACGCAACTTGCCGGCCACAGCGCCATATGTCTCGGGCTTAAGGTCCGTGATGGCGTTGACGCCGAAGTCAGCAAGCAGCTGCAGGAGCTCCGGCATCTTACCGGCGTCAACGAGCGTTGTTCCAGCATTCGCGAGCATCTCCACGGTGTACTGCGGCGCAGAGGTCGGTACCGTTGATGCCACGGGGTTAACCGAGGGCGTGACAGTCTGAGCAGGCGCAGGGTCGGCCGGAAGCGGCGTTACCTGCACTGTCGGTGCCTTGGGTGCCTCGATTACCGTTTCCGGGCGTTTGCTGCCTCCGCCAATAGCGGTCGCGAGCTTCTCAAGCACTGCGACGAGTTCCGTTGTCGGGGCAATAGTTACTTTCATTTCTAACATTTTCAAAATCCTCCTTAAGGTTATATGTTGTGCAGTCGCATCTCTCTCCGGGGTCAAGATTGGCACCGCAAAGAGGGCAAGTGTGATAGTAAGGCATATTGACAAACCTCCTCGGGTTGTGCTATTTTAGTAGTGTGTTATTTCGCACAGCCGTCTTCGCTGCCCACTCAGCGTTGGCGGCTTTTGTAATATGCGCAGTAATCGTCTGTCGGCGGTGATTCGCGAAAGATGCCGGTCTCGTGGGTGTACATGCACGCTGTGCCGTCCCAGTCGCCGCACGGAGCTGCCATGCGTCTGCGCCAGTCACAGCTGTTGCAGACCGCCATTTTGCGCCACGGGTCATTTCTCTGGCGCTTCGGCGCAGGCTTGGATTCCGATGTTTGTTTTTTGTCTGTCAGCCCCGCGAGATAGTCCATAGACACATCAAAGTGTTTGGCTATACGCACCAAAATAGGTAGCGTGGGGCTGCACAAACCATGTGCATACGCGGATACGGTGTTTTTTGCTGCGCCAATCGCTTTTGCAAGATCTTTTTGCGTGGTTTTTGTGTCGCGTATCAGTTCACGCAGGCGCGCGGCAAAGACTGCCGTTTCAAATTCCCCTGTCGTTGACTTTTTCATGTTCAGGCACCTCCTTTATGCACGGTTTCAGCAATTTAATAACCTCATCTGACAGACTGCAAAATTCGTCTTTGTCCGCGCCGGCAACGATGATTGTTCCGACAAAATCGCATCCGCAAAATCTACAGTTGTGTGGCAGTCCTAACAAGTTACCTTCTTCATTACAAATAATGACGGCGTCCGTCGATATCGTGACGGTTTCGATATAACCGCCGACCGTTTTCTGCAGGTTCTCCAGCATGTTTGATATCCACACCACTCTTGCAGGTTTTCCCGGGTCTTTTACTATGACCTTAATTTTTCTCTTCACGGTGTTTTGCCCCCTTTTTGATTTTTTCTTTGAGCCTGTCCTCGAACTCAATAAGCTTGTCCTCGCGGCAAAAGCCATAGATGATAAGTACGACGACAAGGATCTCAAAAGCGGTCTGAATTGCAAATTTTAAAGCCATAGTTATATCTCCCTCTCTTTCAGCTCACCGCACTCGTCCACGCGATGGAACTGGTTAGCGAAACCGAGAATAGAGTTGCGCATTTTGATATAATCTGCGTCATCGCATTGCATCGAACACAGATGATACGCAAGCTGGCAAGCAAGCCTCTTATCGGCTTTGAAATGCAGGCTACCGCACCACAGCGGATAGCAAGAATAATCGAGGTCTGCGCCTCTGAGGTCTGCGCCTCTGAGGTCTGCGCCTCTGAGGTCTGCGCCTCTGAGGTTTGCGCCCCTGAGGCTTGCGTCGCTGAGGTCTGCGCCTCTGAGGTCTGCGTCGCTGAGGTTTGCGTCGCTGAGGTCATAATCCAAAATTGCTTTTTTACAGCCATCCTTCAAAAGTTTCAGCACTTCCGCGCGGTCAAACTGCTTTTGATGACCTATAACCTCAAACTTTTTCGGGTCTACTGTATATACTCCGGTTTCGCCGTCGTCGTGGTCTAACACTCGCACTTCTATGTTTCTCTCGTATACATTGATGACCACGCCTCGCGTCATTTTCGTATTTGTAATACCGTAGTCATTTGTTATGCCTCTCACGAAGTCGCCTATTTTAGTATTCATAAATTAGATCTCCTTTCTATTAGGCGAAAAATCGGTGTCCGCCGATGGTGCAGACATAGGTCTGTGATTCGTGCCACTCGCTGCTTACCAACACCGGCGCGTAGAAGAAAAGTATCTTCGCGTCTGTCACCGTCTCGCCGGCATCAAAGACCGCGGCGACGGCTTCCCTCGTCTCTGCGTTCGGTTCTACCCTGCGGTCGGTGTAACCATACTCCTCAACTATCTCCGCGGGGCGTTTGCCGGTCTTTTCACACGCATTTAAAATGCACTGTGAGACCGCCATTTTGCCATCAAACGGCTCGATTCCCGATTCAGCCATAACAACCTCGCATATAAGCTCTCGCTCGTCTGCGGTCAACCGGTAGCGTGTTGTGGGTATCTGCGCCGATACCATCGGTTCAGGCGCGGCAATCGGTTCTGTCTCCGGAACCGCTGCCGCCGCGAAAAGCAGGACGAGCGCCAGCACTGCGGCAATTGTTAAAAATCCTTTTGTCATTTTGATGTCTCCTTTCTGTTTTTGCCCTTAGCTCACCATCAGACCGATGTCAGACGGTCACAATTGACAGATTTCAAAAAGTTACTGACCTCTATTGTTTTAGAATGAGAGGTTCCCAGATGGATATACGCT